CTCAGATTATTCAACACGTACATTGACATTACAGGTGAATGACGTGAGCACCAAAACGCTTGCCGTCAATCTTTTGTTTGTGTACTATCAAAACCCCGATCAAACAACGGATCTCTCAGCAACATTTGACGTTTCAGGGCCTTTGGATGGTCACATAGACTTATCAAGGCCATCGGCTTTGCTTGTGTCGCAACCGCTACAAAGGCCACCATCAAGCGAGCCACAAACGGCATTTGTAAAAGCCTCAACCGATGCGATCGATATATTCTTTTCAACGGCGGGCCTGTTCAATATACGTGCAAACCCCTACAATGATCGGCTAGGATTAGAGGGGATCTTTTATGTAAATGCACAATCATTAGATTCAAGCGGCACAAACGATACAGGGCGATATGATGAGACTAATATCAGGTTCATTGATGGCTTTGTGCGCATCCGTGCCAAAGGTGGATCCGATGATACAGATTATGCGCTTGTGTGTCGCATCACATCAACAAACTTTCAACAGATCGATATTAGGTGCTTGATTCAGGTACGCGATCAATTACCATCATAAGGGGGAAATTATGCCTTTACAATTTGGCCGATCGGCCTTTATCAAATACGCCGAAGAAACCACATACGGCACAGCGGTTACAACAACCATATCAAACCGCGTAACCTCAGTAACATTGAGCAGATCGCAAGAGCGTGAGCGTACAACGCATTTATCACAAAGTGACGCGGCCTTTGCAGTTTCCACATTTGATGCATTTGAGCAAGCGGGTGGCTCAATCGAAATGCCGCTATTCTATAAGGGTTTGGGGCAACTTCTCAAGGCTGCGATAGGTGGCACACCCACAACAACAGGATCGGGGCCGTACACACATGTTTTTGAGCCTTCAACTGTGTTGCCTTCGTTGACTATGGACTTCCAAAGAGGCACGGGATCTGTTGAAACATTTGAGGGCGTAATGGTCACATCAATGACGATCTCATGTGAGGCGGGTGCTGAGGCAACAGCATCATTTGAGGTAATTGCTGAAACTGCGGCATCAAGAACCACAGCGATCACGCCTTCCTTTGGCGATGGTGCGCAAGTATTCCATCATCAAGCGGGTACATTGTCATACAATAGCAATACATACACCGTGCGATCCTTTGAGTTTACCATTGATAACAAGCTTGAGCGCGTCAACAATCTAGGATCGAAGCTCACAGGGCAACCACAAATCAGCGATGTGCGCGAGGTTACGATCACCTGTACGCTTGATCTTGAGGATAACAATCTTTACAATTCACAGCTTGCGGGCGATCAGAGTGATGTACAACTTGCATTTACTGCGGGTGATGATTCAATGACATTTCTTTTGCGCAACGCGAAGATCACAGAATACAGCGATGATGTCACATCTTTTGGCCGTGTTGAGCGTACTGTTACATTTTACGGATTGGCTGATCTCAGTATATCTGAAACCGCTTTTAAACTCACCATGATCAATGATGCCGCAAGCGCAGTATCAAACTAATCAATAAACTATAAACCCACACAATAGAGGTGTAATGATGGATAAAAATATCCTTGAGGAGATCATTACATCCGCATCTTTTGAGGTTGATGCCTTTGACGGCTTGATCAAAATCGAAGGGCGGATCTTGTCTCCAAGCGAAGTTGAGGCCGCAGGGCTTGCAAGTGCATTGCTTGCAAGTGCTATTTTTAAAGGCCAATCAAAAGAACAGATCCAAAAAACGCAAGAAATGGCGCAAGCCGTTGAGCGTGGCGAGGTTGATGACATTGATGATCTGCTTGCGATGGTTGGGCAAATGTCGCCTGAGCAACTTGAGCGCATGGCTGAGCGTGAGGATCGCTTGTTGATCCGTTGCGTGCGTCGATGCTCAAAAGATGGGGGCGCAACGTGGGAAGGCTTGCAACTTGTCAGCGGCATTGATCAGCAAAATGCAAAACAAAATAAGTTGTGGGTAGGTATGCTTAAAAGCGAAGACCGCAAAAAAATCCTTGATCATGCTATGAAAGGGCATGAGGAGGCGGCCGCACGGCTTGCGGGGTTTCGTAAGTGATGAGGAGATCGTACACATGTATGACATAATCGGCCGTACATATGGCGTACTTCCTTCACAGGTTGCGCAGTTGTCATGGTCTGATCTTTTGATCAATGTGCAATGTGTGCGGGCAAGAGGGGATCGGATCAAGCGCATCCTCAAGCAGCGCAAGAGAAAAAAGGATACTATATTTCCAAACATATCAATCATTGATCTTGCGGATATACTATGAGCACAACCGTTGAATACATCTTAGACATTGACAGCAAAGGCGCACAAGCGGGCCTCAAGCGTACTGAGCAGCAAGTCAAGAGCACAACAAGGCGCGTCAAGGATTTGCGTGCACAAGCTCGCGGCATGAGCGGATCTTTTCAAGCTGTGGGCGAGGCGGCCAACTTTCTTGCACCTGAGTTGACGGGGTTAGCTGATGTGGCTGTTGCAGGTGCGCGCTCATTTCGTGGTTTTGGGCGTGCCCTTGCCAGTGGCAACCCGTTGATCATTGGCTTGACGGTTGCGATTTCAGGCGCGATCGCAGTATATGCCGCATTTACAGCCGCAACAAAACGAGAGGAAGAAAGCCAAAAAGCCCTAAGCAAAGCACTTGACGAAAACACCAAAAAGATCAAAGAGAATCAAGCAGCATACACCAACGCTGAAAATGCGATCCTATCAAGTGCGGGCAAACTCAATGAGTTGCGCCTTGAGTATGCGGTTTTGGCGGGTGACATTTCGAAAGCTGAGGCCGCTGAAACAAAGCGGGCCTTTGCAGCTGAGCAAGCCGCGTCAAAACTTGAAACACAACTTGAAAAGCAGATCGAAGCAAAACAAAAGTCATTGCAAGCAGAGCGCAGCAATTTAAAAGCTCAAAATGAACGGCTTGCGTTTTTGGGTGCTGAGGGTAACCTTATTGATCGAAATGGCAAACTTACGCAACAAGGTACAAAGGCATACGCAAAACAAGATTCAATCATAAAAAATATTGGTATTCTTGAGCGTGATTTGCGTGATTTGCGTATTGATGGATCAAAGCGTATACAGGCGCAAGCCGATGAATATATCAAGCTACAAGATAAGATCTCAAAAGAGTTAGCCCGTCAAAAGCGAGTAGATGAGGCGATCGCCCGTGCCAAAGAGCGACAAACCCAATTACAAGGTATTCTTAACGGCTTGCAATCACAGGCGGCGGGGCTTGCGGATCGGTTGCTCACTTCGCAAATGTCACGCATGCAACCCGCTGAGCGCATAAATGCAGAGTACACCAAAGAGATCGCCAATCTCAATGCTGTTGAACAAGGCATAATCAAGCAATTCAATGAGGCTGAGAAGGTAGCACGCACCAAAAAAGATGCTGTACAGTTGGCACAAATACAGGCGCAAAAAGAGCAAGCACTTGCAACCGTGCAAGCCTTGAGGGGTGAGGCACAACTTGCCCGCGAAAAAAAGATCGCTGACATCATAAAAAAGTCTTTCAAATTACAGATCACCAACACAAACAAAATCGCGCAAAACATCGCAAAGGCAACACGGGAACGCATCAGCGCACAAAATGTGATTGATGGGATCATACGATCAGCGGGTGAGGATCAACTTTCTGCGCTTGACAAAATAAACAACCTTGAAAAAGAGCGGCTTGATACGCTCAAAGAGATTGCAAAACAGCAAGGAATCAACACACAGGCCGCACAAGATGCCGTCAAAGCCCGTTCAGAGCGTGAGCGGGCCGCATTGAAGCAACAACAGATCGCGGGCGGTGTTGGTGTTGCAACCACAGTGATACAAGCCGTTACAGATCCAAACGCTTTGATCAACGCAGTTGGTGCGGCTTTTGGGCCTGTTGGCATGGCTGTTGCGGGTGTTGCAAATGCGCTATCAGATTTGGGGCAACGAGATCCTGAGGAAATCAAAGCACAATTCAAGGCAACATTTGAGGGCATTGCAACAGGGATCAAGATCCTTGTGCCTTTGCTGATTGAATCATTGCCGCCCATACTTTTTGAAGCTGCAAAAATGATCATTGATGCTTTGATACAGTTGCCGTTTGCAATCGTTGCCAGCATTGGAAAACTCATCATGTCTGTTGTCGATGGGATCAAAAACTTCTTTTCAGGAAAGGGATTTTTTCAAGCGATAGGCGAGGCGATCGGCTCAATGTTTGAGCGGCTTGTTGAGCTTATCACAGCACCGTTTGAGGGTCTCTTTGGTGGTTCCAAAATGGGCGGGGGCCGCATGCTTTCGGGTCAAGGTGGCCTTAGGTTTACGGGCGCAAACAGGGGCCTTGCAATGCTACATGAGGGTGAGATGGTTGTACCTAGATCGGGCCAAATGTCATCAACTGTGGCGCGTGATGTATCCGCACAAATGGGCGGCGGCGGTGGCGTAAACATTACGATCAACAGTGCAATCACAGAGCGATCCGCTATTGATTCATTGGTGCGCAAGATTGAGCAAAGGTTTGGATCCTTCGGTCAAAGTACAAGCACGCTCTTTGGAGGCACATAATGGGCAATGCAAAGTTTTTTTATTACCCGCAACCCGATGGGCGGCATTTGGTTGAGATTGATTTGCAAGAGCCGATCGCAGAGCTACAAAGCGAGATCTCACATGATGCGGTCGATGGAATCACACAAGGCGGCGGCATATTTCGATCCGTTGGGCGAGGTGGTGAGGGCATCACAATCCAGCGGGATCGTATGCAGTTGGGTGAGGATCTTGCCATCCAGTTTGATGCACTACAAAACCACCTTGATCGGGGCTTTTCGTGTAGCTTTGTAACGGACCACCAAAAGGCATGGGCGGCGGCTTTGTCGACACCACCACAGGCGGGCGGGTTTACGTTTCAAGTCAAAGACAATCCTTTTATTGATTTCACAGGCTCAAGCACTGTGCCTGTTGCGGGTGATTACGTGGTAATCGAAACGGACAGCCCGCCGTATATTCGCGAGGTTCAAAAGATTGATACAATCAGCGTGAGCGCAACAAGCGGGGGATCTGTTACCTTC